AGCTTTAAAAGGTGTTTCAAGAGGTCAAGGCAGACCACCAAAGGCAAGAGAAAAGAAGCTCGGAAATTATGCCCTAGGAGCTATGAAAAAGGTGTTTGGTAGCGAAGAGAAAGCTTGGTTAGAACTTGCTAAGCAATCTAAAGATAGCTTTCCACACATGAGATTACTTTGGGAATATAAGTATGGCAAACCAAAAGAGTTAAAAGAACTTAATGTTAAAACAGAAGTTAACATTCCTATTATTAATTTTGCCGATAAAGAAAAAACTATTGACGTTGAATCAGAAGAAATAAAAGATGAGGAAACTAAACCTGAATAAAAAGTATCAAGCTCTATTTAATTCTAAAAGTCGTTACTTTGTAATAACTGGAGGTAGAGGAAGTGGAAAGTCTTTTGCTACAAATACATTCTTAGTGTTACTTACCTACGAAAAAGGACACAGAATATTATTCACTCGTTATACAATGACTTCAGCAGGTATGTCTATTATACCTGAGTTTATTGAGAAGCTTGAATTAATGGGAATACTTAATCAGTTCACGGTAACTAAAACAGAAATCATTAATAATTTAACAGGCAGTTCAATATACTTCAGTGGTATAAGAACTTCAAGTGGTGACCAAACAGCAAAGCTTAAATCTATTCAAGGAGTAAGTTCCTTTATATTAGATGAAGCAGAAGAGCTAACAGATGAAGAGAGTTTTGATAAGATTGATTTTAGTATAAGAGCAAAGAATGTCAAGAATAGATGTATATTAATTCTAAACCCTACAACAAAAGAGAACTGGATATATCAAAGGTTCTTTCAAAATAGAGGAGTACCAGATGGTTTTAATGGCACTAAAGAAAACATAACTTATATTCACACTACATACTTAGATAATATAGAACACCTATCAGAATCCTTTGTGAATCAAATAGAGGACATGAAGGTTAGAAGACCAGAAAAATATAACCATCAGATTATGGGAGGTTGGCTTAAAAGAGCAGAGGGAGTTATATTTACTGATTGGAATATAGGTAAATTTAATGATGATATAGATTCAATATTTGGCATGGATGTAGGATTCTCAGTAGATGAATCAGTTTTAGTTGAAGTTGCCATAGATAAAAAAAGAAAGCTTATTTGGTTAAAAGAACATTATTATAAAGCAGGATTAAGCACAACACAACTTTATGAATTGAATAGGAGGTATGCAGGTAGTGGATTAACTGTAATGGACAATTCCGAACCTCGTCTTTTAAGTGAGTTAAAAACTAAGGGAATAAATTTAATACCTACTATAAAAAAGAAGGGTAGTATCTTGGCAGGAATCTCATTAATGCAAGACCATCAAATAATTATAGACAATAGCTCTGTGAATTTAATACGTGAATTTAACAACTATACTTGGAAACTAAGTGGTGCAATTCCTATAGATAAATTCAATCATGGCATTGATGCTTCCAGATATGCAATTCAATACCTGTTAACTCGTTCCGTTCCTCATGGCAACTATTTTGTAAAGTAAATGCAAACATATAAAAAACATTTATATAAAAAAACTTACATGACAATTTGGTCAGTTGGAAATTATTTATTAATATTGTATAAACATTAAAACATAAACAATGAAAACAAAGATTACAAAAGTAATTAAAATGTCAATATGCCTTTCGTATATTCTAATGGTTTTATGTTTGTTATATATATTATTTATTCATAATGAAAATGTATTTAACAACGGAGCTGTTGGAATAGAAACCATATTCCTTTCTTTTAGTTTAACTATTTTAACAGGTGCTATGCTGTTAATATTTAATAAATCAATAGAATGAAACCATTAAATAATAGTTGGTTGTTCTCTGAACCACCTTCACCACCAGAAACAATAGAATCAAAAGAGAACTCTGAACATAGCGATTCGGAAATAGTAGATATTCTATTTAGTGACTTTCCAAAAGTTGGAGAGCAAATATTAGAATACTTAGATAATCAAAACAGATAACTATGAACGCAAAAGAATTAATCGAGGAGTTAAAAAAACTACCTCAAGACTTACCAATTAGAACATATAATAAATATACTGAGGAAGGAAACGAGTGGATAGATGGAATAGAACATTCAGAAACAGGTAGTTCAGGGTATGAGTTAGAAGGAGAGGTTAGATTATTAACCTCTTACCAAATTAACGCAGTTCAACTTTTTTTAATGTAGGAATCTTTTTATTTACTAAATAATCCTGTATAAACAATTAATATTAAATAAAATAAATATGAATAATAAACCTAACGCTTTCGAAAATCAAATCTTTGAACACTACAGAGAAAGAGCAAGAGAAATTAATAAGGCAATAGAGCTTTTAAAAGAACATAACTATACAATTATTGATTTAGAAAATAATTGGATAAAAAAAGATAACTAAAACATGACACAAAAAGAAAAAATAAAAGACTTAGAGAAGCAATTAAAACACGCTAAAGAAAACACATATATATATGAAACTAATCATTTACAGTGCATCGATGGAGAAATTCATATAGGGTTTGGAGATATTGGAGAAAACGAAAGGTGGTTGGTATGGAATGTAAATAGTTTATTTGATGACTTACCTTATATAGTTAGTCAAGTTGTAAAAGAACAAGCTAATATGCAGAAATGGAAGCTACAGAGTTTAAAAGAATCACTAAAAGAAATCGAACAATGAAAGAACAATTTAAAAGACCAATGAGACAAATAGGGACAATGATTAAGAAGTTTTTTGCTCCAAAGAATAAACAATATTGGATATGTTTTCCTGCCAAAATGGAGACACTGGAAAACAAGGAGTTTTTTATTATGGACACCATAGAGTTTTTAAACAATATGATAGAAGTAAAAGAGAAAACAGAAACCAAAATGTTTTTTCATACCGAAGTAACTAAATAGATTTAATAATATGACACACTCAGACGATATTGCAAGAATAGAAATAAAGCACCTTAGAGATTTACTTAAAAATGCCAATGAAGATAATAAGAATTTAAGGTCTATCAATCTAACACTACAGGCAACTGTTGATATGTACTTACAAAAGCAAGAATGGGAATATAGAAAAAGCAAACTATGAGACATTTTTTTATAAGAGAATTAGCTGTATTTAAATTTAAGAGATTAGTTAAAGCCACAAAAAAAGCAAAGCTATTAGTTGATGAAGATGATAATTTAGTGTGGTTGCCAAATTTTATGGCATCTAAATATACTTGGAATAAACAAACTCAAGAGGTTAAAATATTGGTAAGCCCAAAATATCTTGTATCTGTTCTTAATTTACCAATTCAAAAGAAGTTTGTATATAAAAGAAAAGATAATAGTAAATTATAATAAGTGAGAGTGTTAACCTTTGAGATTAAAGAATTAGGTCAAGAGGTTTATACTATGCAATTCAATACTGATAGGTCAATTCAATGGACTATAAAACAATATTCAAGGCATAGACATATTGAGTTTATGAATTTAGTGCATACTTAGTGCATACCAACGCTTTAAATATAAATTTAATAGTATTTCAATTCAATAGATATAAATTCAATAGTACTTCAATTCAATAGATATAAATTCAATACCTGTGAATTCAATATATATTTAAATTCAATGGTAAAAAAATCAACCTATAAAGTTATAAACTAATATTAATAATAAACAAATGTATTTTGCATTATAAGTATTTATTATAGCGTGATGTATTGTTATTGTTTTTATCTATTGTTATTGTCAGTTGGAATATTATATATATATTTGAACTAAATAATTAAAAACAATTAATATGAATAAAAAAATAGCTGAAATATTATCCAGAATTGAAGACCAACTCGACAATTTACAAGAACAAGGCAAATTAGAATGCTTTGACAAAGTTGACATTGTTGAAATGTTAGACGAAATAAATGAACTAATTTAAAACAAACACAATGAGCAAAAGAAAAAAACATATATTAAAACTTACACAAAGACAACTAGAGTTAATTAAATATGCTTGTGAATTAACTTTGTGCGATAGAACTAGCAAAGACCAGGATACTTTAAAATCTGTATTATGGAAGATTCAAGATTTAGAGTTACCTAATTTTGATTACCACATCAAAACAATGTGTCGTAATTTGTCAACTGGTCGAATGGAAATATTTAAATACTAAATAATATTAACTTAAAACAATCAATATGAAAACAATAATAGAAAAAACTAAATGGCAACAAAAAGAGCAAATACAAAAACTTATAAGAGTCATTAATGATAGAATTACTAATATTAAAGTTTTAGATAATGGCTTTATAATGACTAATAAGGTTTTGCGCATTGTATTTAAAGAGCACCCCCAAATTCATGAGAAATGGGATAACTTGCACAATAGAAAAGATAAATTAAAAAGGTTATTGTGGAAATTACCATAAAGTAAATTAACTTAAAACAATCAATATGAAAACAGAAAGAATTAAAGAACTTAATAACATCATGCCTAAGGCATTTAAGAGCACGTCTAAAGAGCGCAGACACTTTATTGAGAGGTTTATATTAAACCCAAGTACAATCGCTGTCTTGCTTTATTTATTTATTATTTTAATAACTATATTATTCACCCTTAAATTATAACTATGAAAACATTAAAAGTACATTCTATGTGTTCGCCAAGAACTGGCAACCCTATTGCAAATCAATTTGAGATATATACAAAGAAAGGCGTATATTTTCAAAGCTATTCTACTATTATAGCATTTAAACCAAATGAAGGTAAATTAAAACTAGATAACGATTACTGGGATTATAGTAGAACTACTTCAAAATATAGAAATGAGTTCACAAATATGAACACCCAAGAAACAAAGAAAGCTATAAAAGATAAAGAGATTATCTTAACTAACTTAAATTAATAAACTATGAAAAAACATATATATTTAATGACAGATAAAGAATATTTAGAATACCTAATATTCATAATTACACAAGAAAAAAACGACTATATAAATTACTTAAATTAACATCATGCACAGAATCGAAGCAAACATATTGCACCACGCAAAGAAACAAAGAGAGCAAAGAAAATATAAATTAAATAATAATACATGGCAAAGAATAGACACAGAGCCGAACAATTATAAACATTCTATTAAGCTATATAACGATGATTTAACTATTAAAGGAATAGGATATTATTAAATTATATTAATCTTTTACTGCTCTTTATTAATATTATAGCCCCTTAATTGGGGCTTTTTTTATTCCTCACATTTTGTTAGATTCCTAACATTTAGTTAGTTATGATTAATTAAATAGATGAAATGTATATTATTTTCTTACTATTGACACAAAACAAGCCTCTACAAGCAATTTAATAGCTATTTAAAGCAGTTTAATAGGCTAACTGGTACATACCCTCCATTTTAAACATAAAAGCTCTTA